GGCTACGGCGACCCTCTGGGCGAGGGCGCGAAGCAGATTTCGCTGTCTCTCGACGATGCTATGGATAACGCCCTGCTCGCGGCTTTGGCTGCGAACTCTGCTTCCGAGCAGAACTACGCGACTTCCAGCTCCAGCGTGGCGCTTTCCCCGCTTGACATTCCTCTCGCGCTTGCAAAGTTCGGTGAGGACGCTGACGGGCAGAAGGCTCTGATTGTCACGCCCGACTTCTACGCGCAGCTTGTTGGCCAGCCCGCTTCTACGAACTGGGTTCCCGCGTCGGAGATTGCTGCTGATATCAAAATCAGAGGCGCTGTCGGCATGGCGTATGGCTGCCAGGTCATCGTTTCCAACCGTCTCAAGGCGAGCGGCAATCTGTACATCGTGAAGCCCAACACCCTCGCTGTGTTCATTAAGCGCGGCGCTATGGTCGAGACTGACCGCGACATCCTCAATCAGTCCACCGTCCTCGCCGGTTCTATCCTCGCTGCTCCTTATCTGCTCAATCCCAAGGGCATGATTAAGCTGTCTGTGGGCGCGTAAGGCGGTGAGCCGCTATGATGCTTCACAGGCATTTTGAGAAAGAGCAAGCCGAAAACATGACCAAGCTTGAGGACGTAAACAAAACGGAAGAGTTTGTTTCTGAAATCTTCCCGCCCGATGAAGCACCGAAGCGGCGCGGAAGACCCAAGAAAGACAAAGAGTAACTACAGGAGGCAGAGATTATGACGGAAGCAGAAAAAATAGTAATGGTTAAGGCCATCAATGACGAGACTGACGATGCCGTAATCTCTGCCTTTCTCTCGATTGCGGGCAGCAAGATTTGCCGTATCGCGTATCCGTTTGACGAGACGCAAACGGAAGTGCCAGCAAAGTACGAAGTTCTGCAATGCGAGGCGGCAAGTTACTTGCTCAACAAGCGCGGAGCAGAGGGAGAAACTTCCCACGGCGAAAACGGCATTAGCCGCAACTATGAAAATGCTGATTTACCGGCATCCATGCTCCGCGCCATCACTCCTGTTGCGGGGGTGGTCAGTTGAAAGCTCTCAAACGAAATCAACGCCCGTTTTACTACTGCCTTTACAAAGCGGACGCTCCGGCTGTGGACGAGTACGGGAACGAAACCGGCGACACTATCGTGACCTATTACGACGCTGTGCTGATGGGGGCGAATATTTCACCCGCGACAGGCCAATCCATGACAGAGCAGTTCGGAAACTTGGAAAGCTACGACAAGGTTATTGTCACAGATGATATGAATTGTCCAATTTCCGAAACTTCTGTGTTGTTCATTGACAAAGCGCCGCAATACAAAAACGTCACGGTCTACGAGCCGACCGCCATCACGACAACCGTGTCTACCGTATCCGTGCCTGTTCCCGATTACGTTGTTCGGAGAGTTTCAAAGAGTCTTAATTCTATCTCCATAGCCGTAAAGAAGGTCGATGTATCTTGAAAAAGAAGTACACGATTACTTTGGACGGGAAAGGGATTGAAGAAGCGCTTGGCGATATAGACATTTGGAAACAATGGCTGCAAGATAAAGCGAATGAACTCGCAGAGAAACTTGCGCAGCACGGATATGAAAAGGCCAAGGTCATCATAGGAAACCATGTGTTTTCTGGCGACACTTTGAGCGGTTTGCGAGTGGAGCAGATTGACGTTGCGCACTACGTTCTCAAGGTAGAGTCACAAGCCATCTTGTTTTTGGAGTTCGGCACAGGATTAGGCGGTTACGGGCATCCGGAGCCGATGGGCTATGGCCCAGGAACGTACCCTGGCAAAGGGCATTGGGATGATCCAAAAGGTTGGTGGTTTCCAACCGATGACCCCCGCTTGACGATAAAAAGAGACGAAAAGGGTCAAGGTTGGGGGCATACATACGGAATGGCTCCGGCCATGCCCATGTACGAAGCACACAAAGCTATAGAACAGGACATTCAAGCCATCGCGCGGGAGGTGCTTAAGACTTGATTGACATTAAGAATCTTGTTTATACGCCCATCGCGCAAGCGCTGAGGTCACAGTTCAATGGAATTGACGTGAAGAGCGACTATGTACGCATCCCGTCCAAACTCCCGCACGTTTCGATTGTGGAGAGCGACAACTACACGACCACAACCGGGTTGGACAGCGGTTCATACGAAAAGTATTCAACGCTGATGTATGAGGTCAATGTCTACTCGAACAAAACGAGCGGGAAAGAAGCCGAGTGTCGGTCAATCATGGCTGTTATCGACGCTATGATGTTCGCTTTCAACTTTACGCGCTTGTCTATGACACCCGTTCCCAACTATGAGGACGCTACCATTTACAGACTCACAGCCCGATACAGGGTTGTTACTGACGGTGAAAACCTTTACAGAATCTATTAGAAATTATTTCTAAAGTATGCAAACGTCAACGCGCCTCTGCGGGAGGATTTGTTTGGCGCTACGCATAAATCTAAAGAAAGGATTGATGACTTATCGCTATCTCCACCTATAAAGTTTATCTCATGCACAAGGCTACTGCCTCTGCGGACTACACGAAGCTCGTTGATATCAAGAGCTTCCCCGACCTCGGCGGCACTCCCGAAATGCTTGAGACGACCACGCTGAGTGATCCCATGCAGACCTTCATCGCGGGTATTCAGACCCTCGACACATCCGGCCTCCAGTTCACTTGCAACTACACGAAGGCCGACTTCACCACTCTCAAGGCGCTTGAGAGCGAGACGGGCCATGACTACGCCGTGTGGTTCGGCGCTACGACTTCCGGCTCTACCGACACCCCCACGGGTTCGGACGGCAAGTTCGAGTTCCAAGGGCAGCTTTCCGTGTTCCCGAACGGCGGCGGCGTGAACGAAGTGGTTAACATGACCGTTTCCATCGCGCCCAGCACCAAGATTACTGTCGGTTCTTGACAAAAAATAGGGCGGGGCAAAAGTCCCCGCCCGTGAGAAAAGGAGAATCTCATGAAGCAGATTACGTTTACGTTTGAGGGCAAAGAGTACACCCTTGAGTACACCAGAAGCACGGTTCGTCAGATGGAGCGTAGAGGCTTTGTAGCCGACGAAATCGTCACGAAACCGATGAGCGTCATTCCCGACCTTTTCGCGGGCGCGTTTCTTTCTAAGCACCCGCAAGTGAAGAGGGAGAAAATCGACAAGATTTACGATTCGATGAATGACAAAACGAGACTTATCCGCGCCCTCACGGATATGTACAACGACACCATCGAGAGTCTGCTCGATGACGCTGACGAGGGAAACTGCAACTGGACTCCGAGCTTCGAGATCAGCGAGTAACGGAGTCCTTCGATGAGGGGCGGGATGGCGGCTATAAAATCGCCGCCCGCCCTCAATTTTTTACAGAGCAGTTTGACCGCGTTTGCCCGTACTACATCTCGTTCGGAATGACCTATGAGCAGTTTTGGGATGGAGATGTGGACATCGCGAAAGCGTACAGAAAAGCCCACGAAATCAAACGGCGTGAATACGACCAACAGGCATGGGTACAGGGCGCGTATATCTATCACGCGATAGGCGCATTGGCACCGGCGCTAAAGGCGTTTGCAAAAGGCCAAGTAAAGCCATACCTTGAGCATCCGTTCACCTACGAGGAACAGCCGAAAGCGACAGTCAAGAGCAAGGAAGAGCGCAGCGACGAAAAAGCTCTAACATGGATGGAAATGTGGGCTATCAGTTTTAACGAAAACTTTGACAAGAAAGGCGGTGATTCGGTTGGCAGAGATGGGGTCTATTGAGTTTGAAATCAAAGGTAATGCGTCTAACGCGGCTAAATCCCTTGACAGCCTTGCCGAGTCATTAACGAAGCTGAAAAGCGCGACGGGCGGTGGTCTTGGCCTTTCTGCTATATCTAAGGAAATTAAAGAACTGAGCGACGCTGCTGCCGGAGTTGGGGATTTGAAGACTTTTGCAAGCGGGCTGAAGGAACTTGGCAAAGTTAAGATTTCAGCTACGCTTTCAAAATCTATGCAAAGTTTGACGGACGCGCTTTCCTCCCTTGACGTAGCAAAGCTTAACGACTTTTCTTCCGCGCTTAAAAATCTTGGCGATTTCAAGGTCAGCAGCGCGGCGCTGACAAATTTTGCAACAGGCATTATGACGATCAGCGGAGCGGCAGAAAACCTTTCTCCGCAAGCGATTGAAAACCTTGAGCGGTTCACTACGGCTCTTGGACGGCTTAGTGGAGTGGACTTAAGCGGTGTTGGGAACGCCATGAGAGCGGTTAGGGGCGGCGGTGCGCAAGTGACTACGCCCTTAAGCGGCAAAGTTCAAGACGCTATTCGGAATGGTGATAAGCTTGACATTCTGAGGATGAAAGCGGAACAACTCCGAAACGCATTGGAGAGCGCGTTTGGCAAGGGCGACTTGAAGGGCGCGTTAAGTCTGAGACAGCAAATCATCGGCGTAGAAGAACAAATCCGAAAACTTGAGGAAGAGGCCGGTAAAGCGCCGAGTTTGCTCAAAAGACTTGGGAATATCGGCAAATCCGTTTTCGGTGCTTTGGGTTCGGTTGGCAAAAAGGCACTCGGCGGGCTTGGCTCTCTGCTTGCGTATCCGTTTAAGAAAGCCGCAAGCGGCATTACTCGGTTTGCGGCGGGCATCAAGAGCATTACCTCTGGTCTTGGCAGAATTGCCATGTACCGCTTATTCCGCTACGTTATCAAGCAAATCACCGAGGCGTTCCAAGAGGGCGTGAAACACGCCTACGAGTGGAGCAGGGTCGTTGGTGGCCCGGTCAGTTCTTCCGGCATGACGTTTGCTCAGTCTATGAACGATATTGCCACGTCCATGCGGTATTTCAAGAATAGCATTGGCGCGGCAGTTGCCCCTCTGATTGGTGCGCTTACTCCCGCAATCCGCGTTGTCACGGACGCAGCGATTCAATGTATTAACGTTATCAACCAACTTATCGCACTTCTTTCCGGCGCGAGCGGTTGGACAAAGGCCATCCGCAAGGCAGAAGAGTACGGAGACGCTGTAGGTGGAGCTGGCGGCGCGGCAAAGAAAGCGCTTGAATACCTCGCCCCATTCGATGAGCTGAATGTTCTCCCCGACCCCAAGAGCGGCGGCGGTGGGAGTGCCTTGGGCGACATCAGCGGAGAGTTTGAGGAGATGGAAAGCTTTGCCGATGGCATCAAGGACTTTGCGAGTCGCATTAGAGAAGCGTTCTTAAATTCCGATTGGCAGGGGTTGGGGACAATCCTCGGTGAAAAGGTCAACGAAGTTGTTGAAAATATCCCGTGGGGCGATATGGGCGCTAAGGTAGGCAACTACATCGGCGGGTTCTTTAGCACTCAGTATTGGACTCTCAAGACCACGGATTTCCAAACTCTCGGCGGCAAAATTGCCGAGTTTATCAACAACGCCCTTGAGCAAATCAATTTCTCGGACATCGGCGGTCTGCTTGCCCAAAAGATGACGCTTGTATGGGAAATGATTATTGGCGGCATCAACAATCTCGACTTCGGACTCGTCGGAACGAGTATCGGTGACTTTTTTAGAGGTTTTGTAGATGACTTGACCGAAACCATCGGGAGCGTTGATTGGGGCGCGACAGCGGAGAACCTTGTAGGTGGTCTAATTGACGCTATCAAGGGCTTAGATATTGGCGAAGTTGTAAACAGTCTTTTGCGTTTTATGGGGACAGTTATCAGCGCTGTCGCGCAAGGCATAGGCACACTCCTTATTGATATCGCGGAAATCCTTGTGAACCCTAATACATGGGTTCTTGTCGAGGCGTGGCTGAAAGATTTGCCCGCGAAAATCAAGCAAATAGGCATAAACATTGTAAACGGTTTTGTCGCTCCTATTGTCAATGGCCTTAACAACCTTATTGACCAAATCAACGAAAAGCTCGGCAAGAACATCCCGCACATCGAATTTCAGCTTATTCCCGATATTCCGCAATCGGAACTGACAAAGAACTACGATGAGGCAAAACGGCAGCTTGAAGCAAAGTCCAGGCGCTCTCCCGTAGCGATCCGCGGCAGATTCCAAGACATGAGCTTGGACACGCAAGGCGGTACGTTCGGGCTGACTGATTCGGAACGCACGGTTGGGCTGACAGGCCGTATCGACCGCGTGTCTAAGAGCGTTGGAACAGTCGGTATCACGGCGGTAGCTAATCTGACGGGTGTAAAGGACTTTATACCGGCTGACAAGAAATCTGTCAATGTTAATGGAAACATCGTTTCGGCAACAGACAAGCTTTCGGCTGCCCAGAAGTCTGTCAGCCTTTCCGGCAAAATTACAAGTGCGACTGACAGCATCCCGTCTTCGCAAAAAACGATTTCCATTAACGGAAAGTTCACGAGCGCGACGGACGGGCTTACTTCGGATAAGAAAACGGTAAACACAACCGCGAAGTTTACGAGTTCAACGGATGCAATGCCGACACCGAGTAGGACTTTCACGGCAAAAGCCAACTTCACAACGTATGCGAACGGCCTTGGTACGCCGTCTATCGGTTCTAAGGCACAAATCAAGAGTTACGGCGTAGATAGCACTCTGCAAGACAGCGGCTATTTGAAAGTCAGTTCTAAGTTGAACATCGTCGGGCAGACAAACGTGCCGACCGTTAAAGCTAACTTGCAGTATAGCAACCAGACAAAAGCACTTGGCGGTGTGTTCTCAAATGGGTCGTGGAGGAGTATCCCACAATACGCGAGCGGCGGCAGACCGCATGGGTCTTTGTTCCTCGCCGGTGAGGCGGGAGCAGAAATCGTCGGTCATCTTGGCGGCAGAACTGAGGTTTTGAACCGCTCGCAAATCGCATCTGCAATTTACTCTGCCGTGAAGAGCGCTATGGTAGGCGCGAGTATCCGCACGGACTCATACGAGAACACTTACGATGACAGCACGAACGAAGAAATGATTTACCGCGCTATGAGCCGTGCGTTGTCTGAATATGACAACGTGATCGAGCTTGACGGCGATGTGGTTTACCGAAAAATGGTTCAGAGAAACAGGCTAAACACCAGAGCAACAGGCGTAAACGCGATGGCTTAAAAGGAGGGGCATAGGTGAACATCAATAAACTTGACACGCAAGGGTATTGGATGGTTGATAACGACCATATCTATGTCCCTGCCACGCCATGCAAGGTCGAACACTCCAACGTGGCCGGGGCGAGTTCCGGGCGTGACGAGGCGGGGATCATGCACATCGACTGGGTTAGGCGAGATGTGCGCAAGGTCTATCTTACCTACAAAGCCATCACGGAAACCGAGCTTGCCTACATGATGAGCCGGATGCAAGGTAAAGAGTTTACGTTTAAGTTCTTAGACCAAGGGAACGTGCAGACAATCAATGCGTATGTTGGCGAGAGTTCCTATGAGTTCTATTCTCACAGCGAGATATACACAGAGGGCGTGTATCTCAACTTTGAAATCCACGTTATAGAGATTTAAGGAGTGCCGTTATGGTTCACAGAGTATTGCGCGAAGATGGCACTTATCTCACGGAAATCGCTAATTTTTCGTGGAGCGAGCAAGTTAACGCCGCGCAGGATTTACAGTTCGGGTCGGCAGTTTCGTCTACCATCCGGTTCAATGTTTACGGGACTCAAAGTGCCGCAATAGAGAAAGGCGAAAAACTTGTCTATTCTCAAACGGGCAACGATGGCGACGAGACAATCATCGGCACGTTTTTTGCAGACCCCAGCATCCCCAATAAGCACAGTTATACCGTTATCGCGTATGACGCAATCGGAATGCTCGAAAAGGATTTTTCCGCGAGGCTGGTAGAGCTACAAAGCGTGTTCCCGATGGACGTGCGAACGCTCGTTACTTTCGCTTGTGAATATGCTGGGGTAGAGCTTGCGCCGTCTACAGAGTGGCAGTTTTCCGATTATATGGTAGAGGCGTTCACGTTAGACGGCGTAACGTGCCGCCAAATCCTGTCGTGGGCGGCAGAGATGGGCGGGAGATACTTGACGTGTGACGTTGACGGGCGCATCGAGTTTTCGTGGTACAGCGCGAATAACAGCTATCTGTTGACCTATGGGAGCGGAGAGACAAGCGGCGTACCCCATGTGTACTACAAGCAAAACGGCCTCAATTATGAGAACTACGAAACAGCAGATATTGACGCAGTATCCATCATTTTAGCAATCGGCGCAGACAGCAACATTGAGTATCGCTACCCCGACAGTCCGAACGGTGACAACATCCTGTATATAAAAGAAAACTACCTTATCAACACCGCCGACGAGAGAGCCGCCGTCATTGCTCAATATCTATACGGAATTGCGTCGGCATTCCCATCATACAGGCCGATGACAGCAAAGGTGTTTCCGTTTGCAAATCCTTTTAGAGCTGGCGAGATAGTTAGAGTAACGGACATACAAGGGGTTTCGTTTACTGCCCCGATTATGAAGATGACGGTCACAGACAGCTATGCCATGTTGGAAAGTTTCGGACACGAAACTTTGCCAACCGCCGACAGCTATCTCCAACAGGCTATCCAATACGCAGTAAAGCGGATTGAGTCCCGTATCAAAAATACCATAAACACCGAGATAGCGGGAGTGGTAGCTGATACAGAAACCCTTGTAGAGCAGACGGAGAGCCAAATCATGACCTCTGTGTCAGAAACGTACTACACCAAGGATGAAACTGACGCGGCAATAGGAACTGCATCACTCACAGCAACGCAGACCGCGAACAGCTATACGTTAGACTTCGTAAACTCGCTGCAAAGACAGATAACAAACAACAAGACAAGCGCTGACACAGAGTTTGAAACGCTTCACAAGTACATCATAGCCGAAGGCGGTACGCTCACGTTCAAGACGGACGAGAGCGAAGTGTCGCTCGTCATTGAAAACGACCGCATCGGCATCTACGAGAACGGAACGCTCGTGACGTACTGGACGAACACAGAGCAAGTCGCGCCGCAATCGTTTTCTATCCCTGTTGGCGGCAGATTTACCCTTGGCAACTTCGCATACATCCCGCGCTCCAACGGCAACCTTGACTTTAGTTGGATAGGAGATTAATCCATGTCGTATATTACCGTAAAATCCGGCTATCTGACTGGCTCAAGCCCCGGAACGACCATCACGAACAACGGCGGCTTGCGTATGTACTATGAGTTGCGGTGCTACAACGTAGCGGAAACCGCAACCATTATGAACAAGTCGTATTCATGCGCGGCTGGGTCGTACAAGCTGTATTACAAGTTGCAAGGGTGGTTTGGCATCCAAATTAGCTCAAAGGTTAGGCTGACAAACAGAACCAATACATCAAATACGTCCTATGTCCGATTGAGAAACGGCACGACGAACCTCTGGTATATGGAGGGCGGCAGCGTCAGCTATGCCGTCCAAAATCCGAGCTTTGGCGATAACAACCCGGCTAACAGTTGGTACAATGTTTCGGACGCAAGCGACTCTGACTACCGCGTATATCCAGAAGGGCTTATTTCCGTAACCGAGGGCGCGACCTTAAGTCTGAACCTCGATTACGCGATCGGACTTTGGTATTCGTCAAGCTATTCGGCAAACGTGACCGCCACTTCTTCATCTACGTCCGTATCTGTCAGCGGCGGCAAGTATACGCTTTCCATTTCCGCTTCAAACAGTTCTGTAACCGTTCAAAGAACAGGCGGTGCCGCTACTGGAACCCTAACAACTGGCGCGGCTATCTATACAGGGGACAAGCTGAAAATCACGTTTACGGCGAACAGCGGATATACCATAGCCAACCACACCGTTAACGGGTCTACTTTCACAAGCGGCGCGACCCATACGGTCAGCGGGAATGTGTCTGTCGTATCTACGGCGACGCAATCTACGTTTACGCTGTCTATCTCTGCCGGAACGGGTAGCTCAATTACCGTAAAGCGGAGCGGCACAACCCTATCCAACGGCGCGACGCTCAATGTTGGCGACGTTTTGACAATTACGTTCTCGGCCTCGTCAGGGTATCAAATTGCAACTCATACCGTTAACGGCTCGTCCTTTACAAGCGGCAATACCCATACGGTATCTGCCAACGTGTCTGTCGTTTCTACAGCGACAGTAAAGCCGTCCACGGCAAGCGCATCATCGGGGTACATCGGACAGGCAAACACAATTACGGTCACGCAGTATAACACAAGCTGGACGCACACGATAACGGCGGCTATTCTCGGTCGAACAGAGACGATTGCTACAAAAAGTTCCAACACAAGTCTTTCGTGGACACCCGCGCTCGCTACCTATGCCCCGTTAATGACAACGAGCATGAGTACGACCGTGACTCTGACGTGCCAGACCTATAACGGCAACACGCGTCTCGGCACAACGACTTCGACATTTGCTATATCCCTAAGAGCAGCAGATGTCAAACCGACCGTTTCCGTCAGCGTATCGGACGGAACGAATAATTACTCCACCTATGGCGCTTTCGTCGCTACGAAATCAACCTATGTTGTCACCGCCACGCCGACTTTCCGCTACGGCGCGACACAAAAGGCGCTGACGATTACAGCAAACGGCGCGACGTACAGCAGTTCCCCAGCTACTACAAGCGTTATCGCATCCGCGTCCAATACTACTATCACGGCGAAAGTGACTGACAGCCGCAGCCAGAGTTCCGATACCGTTACCGTTACGAAAACCGTCCTTGCCTATGAAAACCCATCTGTGTCTATTAACATCGGAAGATGCGACCAAGACGGCACAGCGAACGACAGCGGCGCATACATGAAAATCACCGCAACCTATGCGGTATCTCCGCTGAACAGCCAAAACAGCAAAACGGTTACGTTTAAGCGGAAAAAGACAAGCGTATCAACATATACCACCGAAAACGTCACGCCGAGCAGTTACAGCGGGTCAACGTACAAAATCTATGCCGCCGATACGACCGATGCCTACGACGTTCAAGTTTCTGTAACAGACGATTTTACGACCTCGACCATCACGAGGCAGCTTTCAAGCGGGGCTGTGCGGCCTATGAGCTTTCAAAGCGGCGGTCGTGGAGTGGGGTTCGGCGTCGCGTCGAATATCCAAGACTCGGTGCAAATAGCCGAAGATTGGGAGCTGTACTTCGGCACGGAGGCCTTCAAGGAACACGCGCAGAAGCAGATTGACCAAGTTGGCGAGCTTATCCCCACGAACAGCGATCTTAATGATTTTAATACTCCGGGCTGCTATGTATCGGAGGGAACGACCAAGACGGCATCTCTGTCTCATGTCCCGTCTGACTTTACCACAGATTTCCGGCTGGAAGTCTTGTCGAGCGGCTCGACAAACTATTCGGGCAGCCTGATGCAGTTCGCGTGGTCGTCTTACTCAGACGCCGTCTATATGCGGAGAAGACGGTCGGGCGGCTGGGGTGCGTGGAGAAGGTTTCTTGTCGACGCAACTGACGAGCTTCAAGCGGGGACGCTCACGGTCAGCAACTCTGTCACACTTGTCGGATACATTACGGACGGCAGTAAAGAAATGACGTTCGACTACGTCTTGCCGCGCATAACTCATTGTAGCAATGTCTCCGTAACGAAGTTTAAGGGAAATGTGCGCGGAGTTAACGGCGGCAGCGGCGGCTATGTAGACAGCAGCTCGTCTACGAGCATCGACTGGTATGGTACTGGCTACACCACGACCGTAACAAAAATCGGCATCAACCGCGTCCGCATCACCGTCAGAAAGTCTACTGCATTCAGCAACGCAACAAACAACACCCCAATTGCGTTCTTTGGGCAAATCACGCTTGTGTTCAGTTAAGGAGGAGCTTATGTTTCTTGTAATCGAAATCCAGAAAGGCGAGAACGGTTCGCTCTCGTGGCTCGTCACACAGCACGAGGATATCCGCGACGCGGACAGCAAATACTACGCCGTTCTCTCGGCGGCGGCAAAGAGCGGCCTTGAACGGCATAGCGCGGCGCTGCTGCATGAGGACGGGCATTGCATCAGAAGTGGAAGCTACAGATCGGACGGTGAAGATTAATGACCGAACAACAGGCAATCGAAAAGGTGGTTGAAACCGCCAACTCGCAAGTGGGCTACCGCGAGGGCGCGGACAACTACAACAAGTATGCCGCAGAGTTAGACCCTATGGGCTTGACCTACGGCAGCAAGCAAAACTGCGCGTGGTGCGGGGAGTTCATCTTGTGGCTGTTTGTGAAGTGCTTTGGCGCGGACGCAGCCCTCAAGACGCTCTGCTCTCCGAAGCCCACAGGCATCCCCCTGTGTTCTGCTGCGGCTAAATATTTCAAGGATGCTGGCAGATGGACGAGCAAACCGTCTGTAGGCAACATTGTGTTCTTCATCTATGACGGCGGCATTAATCACATGGGGACTGTTACGGGCGTTAGTAGCCTATCCATTACAACGGTCGAGGGTAACTCGTCTGACATGGTATCGCGTAGGACTTACGCAATCGGTAATGCGTCTATCGCCGGATATGGCATCCCGAAGTGGTCTGTTGTGGCGACAGAAAACTCCGATAGCGAGAAAAATGACGCGACAAGCTCGGAAATCCCCGTGGACAAAGGGGAGGACAATAATGTCCCTACCATCGAAGGATTGCCTCAGCTCAGCAAGGGCAGCAAGGGCGAAGTAGTACGCGCCGCTCAGATTTTGCTTATCGGACGCGGCTACACTTGCGGCAGTTACGGCGCTGACGGAGATTTCGGAAACGCGACCCTTGCCGCAGTTAAGAACTTTCAGCGCGTCCACAATCTTGCCGTTGACGGAATCATCGGCGCAGAGACGTGGGCGGCACTACTTGGACTTTAGGAGGTAATACTATGGCGCTTCCCGATGCTCCGCAGACACGCGGAGAGCAGTATTTAAACGCAATCGCTACAGGCTCGACCAGCGGACTTCCGACCGCTCCGCAAACGAGAATGGAGCAGTATCTGGACTATATCGCCAAGAACGGTGGCGGCGGCGGCGGCTCGTCGCTCCTCGTTGTAAACGCGACGGTGGACTTTGAGCACCCCATAAGCGAAACGGAGTATCCTCTCACCATCGACAAAACGGTAGCTGAGATGCTTGCCGCCGAATACACGGTTTTGTCGGTTGATGTAGGGAAGGGCTTTTATGTCTTGCCTGAGTCTGTCCGCATATCGGAAGATGGAATGATTGTGTGGCTTGCGGTGCAGGACGACCTTGAATTCTTGGCAAGGGCAACTGCCGATGGCGCGGCATTTGAGGTTTACCAAGAGGGCGGCGACGAACCCGATGAGACTGACGAGTTCACGATTTACGATACGCAGTATAGCGGTAATTACGGCGCAACGGCCTTCGATACGGTAAGCAACCCTGAGAATGCAAAGCAGGCGATTTTCACTTTTAATTTCCAGTATAGTTCAGTCGATAGGCGGTTGAGTGGCACGGCGGAAGCGCGACTTGTATCGTGTACGACTTCGGGAGAAAGCACCACGCTTGTCTATCAAGCGATTGTCGAGCAGGGTGACCTATTGTGGTGCATCACCGTCACATCCGTGGATAGCAACGGCTCAAGGACTAATACTGTCGCTGTCGTGCGGCATCCTGTGGGGCCGCTTGTCCTTCACGGGACGATTACCGACCAACAGACCATGAGCGGCACGGTGGAGGAGAGCCCGGCTGATCTCGCAGCGGCGATCGGCGCCAATAAGCGTGTCATCTTCAAAGTCATGATGCCTACGGATAGCGACTTTATGGCTGTCTACGTGTCTTGCAACGTACTCACGGACGAGAACGGAACTCCGGCGGCATACGGAACCGGCTCCATTGACGCGGGCGTTCTCCTCGCTGTGTATGTGCGAGTAAATAACGACGCGCCTGTAGACGTGCTTGTATTCCAAGCTGGGCAGTACACCCTCACGCCGTATAGCGGTAGCTGACTATGACTCTCAAAGAGGCGTTACGTGAGGTCGTGAGGCTGATAACAGCCAAGCCGACCAAGCGGCTGATTATTCCGTCGCTTTTCATCACCGTTCCGCTCTATCCATCGGACGGGCGGGATGCACAGCAAATTACAGACCAAAGCGCGTCTGCCGTATGGCTTGAGTGGCCTAACTTTCCAGCAATCGCAGACCATCGCTCACAGCGCTTTTACAGACTGCCAAACGCGCAACCCAAATTTACCGTCGCGTACATCCGCGAGAACGGCAAACCCGAAACGGCTTGGATTTGCCTTAACAAGTATCTCGCGCTAATCAAGGGCAACACCTTAATAAGTGAACGCGACGGAAGCGACGTTAAACAGCACAAAAATGTAAAACTGCTCATGTACACTTGCTCTGGGAAGCATCCAGACGGCTTCACAGAAGTATGGGTAACTGAGTGGGATAAAATCAAATAAGGAGTGATTTCTATGGATATCCTTGGCATCGCAGCAATCCCTGTTATCACCGTCATTTGCTACGGCGTGGTGGAAGTTATCAAGACCACTTCGCTTGACCGCAAGTGGCTCCCGGCTATTTGCATCATTCTCGGTGGCATCCTCGGCGTTGCGGCGCTGTTTGTCGCGCCCAGCATCACCCCGGCTACCGACGTACTTACCGCTTTAGCTATCGGCATTGTGAGCGGTGGCTTCGCCACTTCTGTACACCAGAACATCAAACAACTTTCGGATAAGTAAAGGAGGCGAGCAACGTGGTAGACGAAAAGGACATCGAACGGCTAAAAGAAATATTTGTCACGCGGAAAGAGTGTGACAATGTGACTGATGAGATCAACAAGAAGTTGGCGAACGACAGCACAGAACTCGCACTCATCAAGCAGAAGCTTGACACGATTTCGTGGGTTAGCAAGACAACCCTTGGCGCGGTGATTGCTGTAATAGTCGGCGCTATTTTGAAACTTATCCTTGCGGGGTGATTATTTGAACTGCGAGACTTGCAAAGAGATTAGACGGCAAGCAGAACCCGTCCCCTACATTGTCCACGAGGGAGCAATGGCGCGGATGGAGCGCATCATTAAAAAGCTGTGGGTTGTAGTAATCGTTCTTATTCTTCTCCTGTTTGCGTCAAATGCTGCGTGGATTTACTATGAGAGCCAATTTGTAGACGAGAGTTGGATTACGATGCTACGGCAGACAACGGGAGTAATGCTGTTATAAACGGCGAAGGCGAGGTGTTTATCTATGGCAGCGCGAGTCAGAGTGACGCACACGAAGCGGACGCGGAGGACGGGCGGTAACAGCGGCTACAAGAAATGCCCGAACTGCGGCGGCGACGGGAGGGTAAAGGTGCGCAAGAGATGATTGACTACTCGTTGAAAGCAAAATGCGTCGCCTTGGCGAGAGAGCGTTCCGCGAGAGACATCTATGAGAACGTGTTTAAGCCGGAGCATGGCGACGTGATGTCTCTTGACACGTTTAGACGTAAATTGCGTGAGTGGAAAAAGAAACGATGGGCTGATGAGACAACTTTGGCTTGCGGCACATATCCGCATTTCACAGCGCACAATGCCACCGTCCAAGTCAACAGCGACGGGCGAATTACCCAAGCTTGGATTAAACAGCAGCATGACTTGTTGGATTGGATTAAAGTCCGCGAGTTGCTTTGCCACGATATTCCACAATCTACAATCACGCCTACATCTGCAAGCGGCGATACGATGTTGGAAATTCCGCTTTTCGATATGCACTTTGGAATTGCCGATTACGATTATTATGCGGATGACTTGTCCGAAATCTTGGGTATTATCGCTGACAAGCAGTATGACGAGATAAATATACTGTTCGGTCAAGATGTCTTGCACAACAATGATCTCAAAGGCCACACAGCTAACGGCACAGACATTCAAAAGGTGGACTTCACAAAAGCGTGGGGCGATGCGTGGCGGTTTTTCCGCGAGCTAATTGATACTGCGTTAAAACACAGCCCGCACGTTATTCTTAGGTATTCCAAAGGCAACCACGACGAATGCTCCGCATGGTGTCTGTTCAAAGCATTGCAGTACGTTTATCCGCAATGCGCTTGTGATGACGGCCTTGCTCCGAGAAAGTGCATTTTTTGGAAAGGGTGCTTCATCGGGTTCGGTCATTGTGAGTACGCCAAAAAGAACTCGCTGCTGTTTCAGAACTTTGTGTTAGACTTTCCGAAAGAATTTGCAGAGGCGAAGGTTAGGGAAATCCACTCCGGCCATCTGCACAGGGAAAGTGTAGACGAGGGCATTATGATACGTCGGCTTCCTACTGCTGTTCCGACCGACGATTGGGCATCCGAGAACGGATTTATCGGAGCGCACAAGCGGTTTCAGCTTTTCGAGTGGGCTGAAAACAGACTGAAAGGTATCTATTATGTCTGACTTTGCGTTTGATTACTCCCCGATGGAGGCGCTTATCGACGAGAAAATCACAGGGAAGAAATCGGAACGCAATAGAAAAATCCTCAAACTGCGGTTTCTCAGAGGTTTAACATATGCAGAGATAGCGGAAGAAATGGGTATGTCAGACATACAAATAGGCCGAATCATACACCGCTACGGCGACCCGCTTCTGCTAATGTTAGCAAAGTGATAGGTAACTGTAAATAAAGAGACTTGTTCACGATATGGTGAGCAAGTCTCTTTTTTTATACACTTTGCGTGGAAAGGAGAATCGAAATGGACAGCTACGACAACGATGTGCTTCTGCTTATGTTAGACGATGATCTGTTTTGGGATGATGAACCATGTACGAATACTACAATCCAAACCCCATACGATTTGACCCTGTTGGAGATTGCACCGTCAGAGCGTTAAGTAAAGCTCTTGATATATCGTGGGAAGAAGCCCATGTGATGCTGGATTTCAATTCCTACATGATGGGTGACATATCCAACTCAAACTCCGTTCTTGCTGCAACGCTGCGGCAGCACGGGTTTTATCGAGGCAAATTCCCCGATAACTGCAATGACTGTATCACAGCGGGAGAGTTCACCGAAGTTTTCCCAAAAGGAACGTATGTTCTCGGCTTCGGCTCTCACGTCGCTACTGTTGTAGACGGCGTACTTTATGACTCCTGGGACTCAAGCGGTGAGACACCGCTATATTTCTTTGAGAAAGGATGAATTTCTATGGCGTATCCGTATTACCCGACCTATCAGCCCCAATACCCCTCTATTTTCCCGACCAACTATCAACCCGTTCAGCAGCAGCCGTATAACCCTGTGGTGAATCAGAGCGGCATTATATGGGTGTCTGGATTACAAGAGGCTCAAATGTACCCTGTTGCCCCGAATAATGCTGTCGCGCTGTGGTCGAGGGACGGGAAGAGCATTTACCTCAAACAAGCAGATGCTACAGGGAAACCAAGCATTAAAACCTACGACCTTGTAGAACGCGCGGAGAGCGCGTCTGGCGAACCGCAAACACAGGACGGCAGTAAACCCGCCTATGCGACGAAAGACGAACTGGTGGCTGTTGTCGGCGCTGTAAAGGGGTTTGACGATGTTATCGGCGCTCTCAAGGCAGATGTTGAGAGCATGAAGAGCGATATGTATGGAATTGCCGGGAAGAAAAAGACCGTGAAGAAGAAAGAGGCCGACGAGGATGATGAATAACCAACTGTTGCAAAATTTGCAACAACTCAAATCAAACCCTGTAGGTTTCCTTATGCAGCGAAAGCTGAACGTCCCCGCAAATATGGCGAACGACCCAAGCGCGATTGTGAACCATCTGCTCAAGACGGGGCAGATTTCGCAAGAACAAGTAAACCGCGCCTATCAACAAATGGGGCAGTTAAGAGGGCAAAACTGAACTAAAATGCAAAAACTGTCCCGTTAAGTGCAATTTTGGCACTTAAAACGAAATATCTTGCACGTTATCTTAGCGAGTTTTCTCCACGAATTACACTTTTCCATGAAATTAGTGGAGAAAATCGACCACTTTTCAAACGTGTTCAACCCTTTGCCAAGTGCGCATAGGCAAAGGCGAGAATAAATCTTACCCGATAAGGGCTGACCCCGACAGTTAATGGGGTAGAAAGGAAAAAACAAAATGGATGAATCTAATGGCGTTCCCTTCACGATGCCTGTTGCTCCAGCCGGTTACTCTAACGGCGGTTTTGGCGGCGGCTTCGGTGGTGATTGGGGTTGGATTGTTCTGCTGCTTCTGCTTGCCGGTAATGGCGGTTGGGGCATGGGCGGCGGCTTCGGCGGTTACGGCAACATGATGCTCGGTTACGACTTCCCGTGGCTGCTGACCGGTCAGAATGGCATCAACACCCATATTTCTGACGGTTTCCGCGACAATCAGATTTCCGACCAGATTACCTCCGTCCGAGACGGCATCAGCGCTCTCTCCACTCAGCTTTGCGGCAGTTTTGGCGACCTCTCCATGCAGCTCGCAAACAACCAGATGGCTGACCTTGAACGCTCTTTTGCCGCGCAGACCGCTTCGATGCAGGGCATGAACGCGATCCAGTCTCAGCTTGCTACTTGCTGCTGCGAGAACCGCGCTGCGACGGCTGACCTCAAGTACACGCTCGCGAGTGAGGCGTGTGCTACGAGAAGCGCAAACACGCAGAACACCCAGGCTATTCTCGACAAGCTGTGCCAGCTCGAACTCGACAACTACAAGCGCGAGAACGATCAGCTTCGCACTCAGCTTAACATGGCGAACCTCGCGGCCTCTCAGACCGCGCAGACCGCCGAACTCCGTCAGAGCGGCGCGACGCAGCTTAACCAGCTCGTGTCCGAACTCCGTTCTTGCCCGATCCCCGCGCAGCCCGTGTATGGCTCTCAGCCGATTTTCACTTGCGGCGGCAATAGCGGCTGCGGATGCAGCGGCTTTGCTAACTGATTGAGGTAGTGCTATGGCAGAGTATATCACTTCTACAGGCCAGAATGTGGCTCTAAACAGCCCCATCCCGTTCGATGTCGTGTCTATCCCGTGCAATAAAGGTTGCGTCGTTCCTATCACGACCGGGGTTCTTACTCTCAAAGGCAACACCACAAACAGATTCGCGCGGTACGAAGTAAAGGCGCAGGCCAACATTGCAATCCCCGAAGGTGGGGCTGTAACGCCTATCGCTTTGGCAATCACGCTGAATGGCGTTGCAATCCCCGATAGCGTGGCTATCATCACTCCGGCAGCGGCAGAGGACGTGTGGCACGTTAACACATCCACCACGGTTACTGTGCCGTGCGGCTGCTGCGTGTCTGTGTCCGCTGAATATGTGGATGCCACGGAAGATGATGCGGCTACTACGCCTACGCCGTCTATCTTTGTCAGACGGAGAGCTTCGCTGACCGTCGAACGCACGGCTTAAGGAGGACAACATGGAACATCTTGACGGCATTGTGAAACTCGCCGGTAACGAACTCAAAGCCATTGTTGACAATGGCAAGTTCCGCTCCCGCGAGGAAATCGACAGCGTTTATAAGCTGATGGATATTGTCAAGGACGCGCATTGCATTTGGCAGTATGAGGACGAAGAGTCCGATTACAGCGAAGAAGGGCGCTCCTATGACGGCTCTTATGCCCGTGGAAGCCGTAATGGTCGTGGCGGTCGTTCTTACCGTGGCGGCTCTTATGAGAGCTACGATGGCAGCTATGACGATGGTATGTCATACGCTCGCGGGCGCGGCAGAAATGCCCGACGTGACGCTATGGGGCGTTACTCTCGTGACAGCTATCGCGGCGGCTCTTACGAGCGCGGCTATTCCCGCGACGGCAAAGAGGACTACATCGAACATCTGCGCGACATGATGGAGTCTGCCCCCGATGAGCAGACTCGCATGAGCATGAAGCGCATGATTGAGCAGATGGAGCAGAAGTAAACGCGGAAGATACAGGGGACTCCCCGCGAATCCCCTGTATCTTTTTGCTTCCTAAACTTGTAGCCCACCGTGTAGCCCACAGGATGAAACTTTGCCAAATTTTGTGTTGTTTTACAAAACTTTCGCAATTCCTGTGATATGCGAAACTCTGTACAAAAAAGCGAAAAAAGTTCCCCAAAACGATAAAATCTTTCGTTTTGGGGAACTTTGGCGCAGAAGGAGGGATTTGAACCCTCGCGGCGTTTTTAGACACCCTACTCCCTTAGCAGGGGTTACAAAAAGTCAGTATTTATGCGGATTACAAGGCTCGATGTAGCCCAAATGTAGCCCACCGGATTTACTCTGCCTTTTTGAAGGTGGACGGTATTTTGTTCACAGCCTCGTGCAGATCGGCGCTGCCAAGGTGGGTATATTTCTCTTGCGTCTTAGTATTTGAGTGACGGAGCATCTTCTGTATAACAGCTGGATGGAAACCGGCTTTCACCGCCTCTGTACCATAGGTATGTCTACAGGAGTATGGAGTTAATCTATGTCTATTATCTATAACTGGATTATATATACCAGTTCTATCTATAGCTTTATAAAACTCAGTATAGAAGTTATCTTTATTCATACATACTAACTTAGGTTTATCTAACATACTCTCTATAACTGGTTTAATAAATACTGGGAATGCTATAGATGATTTCTTTCTAACCTTAGTCTTACTTCCTACTCCATATATTTCGCAGTTATCTAAGTTTACCATATCGCTCTTACACTTAAGTAATTCTCCGGTCATAAGCCCAGTATAGCACATAAGTAAAATATACCCTACAAAGCTATCCCCGTTATTATAGGCAGACCATAACTTAGAGAGTTCGTCTTCCGTAAAGGGGACTGCTTCTTTCTCTTCATAGTCTGGAAGTATGATAAAAGCGGAAAGATTTTGAGTAATACGTCCCCTGTTAGTATTAGAGGCCATAGCCCTGTGATAAAGATTTGAAAGTAAATCCCTCACATCTTTAGCTGTGTAGTAGGACTTACAGTTAGCGTTTACCACAGACTGTAAATCGTCAACAGTCAAAGCGTCTATTCTGCAAGTTATTATACTTTCGATACGCTTTCTCGCAATCTTGTATGCAGTTTGTTTAGACGCGGACAGTTTAAGAAGATCGTTTTCACTATACCCTTGCCAAAGGTCAATCAACCTTGGCAGGGGTATTTCTTTATCCGCATCCGAGCAAGCCCACGCAAGCGCCTCCCGCTTTGTCGCAAAACCTCCCTTAGTGGGTCTGACCCTGTGCAGCTTGCCATCCTCAGACGGGAAACTGTACCCAGGTTTCCTCGCTGTCCACGTCTTTCCGCGCCTGTAGGCGTTTCCTTGCCCGTTGCCGCGCTTTTTGCCCTTGGGCGGTGTGTTTATACCCCTGCCGCAAAAAGGGCAATAGAGAGCGTTCTGAGGCGTTTCAGCGCCACATCGTTTACATCTCATTTTCTCACACTCGCGGACGGGGCTTTATACCCTCCACAATATAGATGGACTCGCCGTTGTTGAAATCGTCCCTTTCGATATGCTCCATCTCGTGAAAGTACGAATTGATGCGCTGCTCGTCCCCATATCGGGCGTTTAAGTACATAGAGTACGTTCCGTCATCGTTTTCGCTTACGAGCGCCTTAACGGAGTACGGGAGGTCTACTAAGCGAACAAAATAGTCCGCGCCCTCAAGATACGTCAATTTTTTCCCTCCTTATAGCGCATAATCAAAGCTGCGGCCTCAAGCAGAGCGGACGGCGGTGCGTTTTCTGCCGCGTCAAAAAGAATTTTCAGTTCGGCGCTCTCACGAAGTCTCTGCCGAACTTCAAGAGAGTTATCCTCTTCTTCCTCCGCGAAAAGGTCTGCAACCTCGCACTTTATCCCCTTGCTACGGAAATACTTGACGATGTTGTCCACGATGCGCGGCCTTGGCACAGCGCCGCTCCTCCATCCTGTGACTGTGCCGGTCGATGTTACCCCGCATTTCACCGCTACTGTGTTAGGCGCTTCGCCTATCATGCGGCAAAACCGCTCATAGTTTGTGTAAAACATACAAAATGACCCCTCTCTGGTTGTTCATAATGCCGAAATGAGTTTTGACGAGTAAAAAACGCTTGCAAAATGAGAATAACTGCTGTAAACTGAGCGCGTAATGAGATAAGGCAATGAGAAACCAAGCCCGCCAACGAAGCGGACAAGCGAAACTCTGTAATCAATTTGTAACCTCAAACGTATCGTAACACAGCAAAAACAATTTGTCAATGAGTTTCACTAATTAATTCTCATTTGCGGAGAGGGGGTGGACGAGATTATTAAGACGGTGCGGCTCGCCAGAGGACTGAGCCAAAAGGAACTCGCTGGAAAGGTTGGCGTAGACCAGAGCGCGGTGGCGCAATGGGAGAGCGGCAAAACCGCGCCGAGGTTTTCGAGACTTGCGAAGATCGCGGAAGTTTTGGAGTGCAGCATTGAAGAATTGGTGAAGGAGGAAAGTTGAGTTGGCATTGCAGATTACACAGACCATTTGCGGGACGATTGTTGTGCTGTTCCTTATCGTGGCGGCGCTCGCTTTCACGATGAGGCCGAGACATTAAGATGGCAGACAGGATACCGAGTACGCTTGCGGAGATTGAAGCCATCTCGTCCGAAGTGCTGACTTGCCAACAAGTTAGCAAGGTGCTGTGCGCGGGGGCGTACTACTTGCATGAACAGGCAAGGACGGCACCGGAAAAGTTGGGCTTCCCCGTGATAGTGCATGGAACACGGGTAAAAATCCCCAAAGCGGCGTTCTTGAAATTTATGAGGGGGGCAGAATGACCTATCTTCTGTATGCAGCTGTCTGCGTTTTGCTTATGTGGGTTTGCGCGGCACAGAACATCGACTTGCCCGATGATATGACGCTTTTGATAATCGCCATTCTGACAGCGGGAGAAGTGATTTTTTGGAGGTGTAAGAAATGAGCGATATGCCGATATCAGATGATTACATTATCCGCTATGCAGAGAAAACAGGATACCCGCCTTGGAGAGACACGCGGACTCCCGTATGCCCATGCTGCGGCGCTGAGTGTACGAAAGTCTATAAGACTGACGGAGAAATCGTCGGCTGTGATGTGTGTCTGACTGAGAGTTGGGCAGAGGAAGAGGACGATTGTTTCCATGGAGGCGCGTATGAGCAAGACGTTTGACAGCGGGGTTGCGGCCTACATCACAGGAGTTGCGGTGGTGCAAAACTTTTTCCCTGTGGACGCGAAGGGAAACGCGGACATTTGCTGTTCGCAATGTTTTTTCTTTCGTGATGCGTCAAAGCGCTGTGCGCTGAACGGAACGATATGCGAATACCCTAACAAATATGTGGGTTCTAACTGCCCACTTGAAATCAAGGAGACAGAATGAATATCTACGAAAAGATGGCGGCAATTACCGCCGACCTCGGAACTGTAGCCAAGAACCTCGACGTACAGGCCGGGAAAAATCAGAGCTACAAGGCCGTGGGGGAGAGGGACGTTATCGACGCGGTAAAGCCCCTTGAGCAGAAGTACAAGGTGTACTCCTATCCGTACTCCCGCGAAACGGTGGAGAGCGAACGCCTTGAGAGCGAAAGCACCTATAACGGGAACACCACGAAAAAGACCACGTTCTATACGCGCCTCAAGACTGTTTACCGCTTTGTGAACGTGGAAGACCCCAAGGAGTACGTCGAAACCACGGTGTTTTCCGTTGGAATTGACAGCCAGGACAAGGGCGACGGCAAAGCCATGACCTATGCAGACAAGTATGCGCTGATGAAAGCGTACAAAATCAGCACGGGCGACGATCCCGACCAGGAGGCGAGCGTCGAAGAGGACTACCGCAAGGCGAAAAAAGCGCCTCAGAAGAACCTTGACAGCTACATTCAGCGCGCCGGTGACACCGAATACTATATGTGCGAAAGCTGCCATCAGCCCGCCTATCCGTTTCAGAAGAAGGACGGCAGCATTATGAGCGCGAGAGATATGCTTGTTCTCAGCTTGAAGGACTACGGCAAGCCCTTGTGCAAGGATTGCTACAAAAAGGCGCGTAAGTGAAAGGCCGTATCACAGGGTTTAAGCTGACAGGACTCCGAAAATGCCGATTGGTGTTAGACATAGATGGAGATTTCCGCGAACAGTACGACAAACTGAAAGACGCTGACGTGGAAATCTCCGTGGAGCGGTACAGCGAGAGCCGAACACGCAAAGCAAACGCCTACTTGTGGGCTGTTATAACGAAAATAGGCAACTTGCTCAGAGAGAGCAAGGAAGACATATACATGGATATGCTTCAAGCGTATGGGCAAGGCGGCGCGGTCAGCGTGGAGGAGCGCTTCGAGGAAAAGTTCAAACGGACGTACAAGTACCATGAATACCTCGGAGAAAGCACTCTGAACGGCAAAGTGTTCAAACATTACCGCTTTTGGGTCGGCAGTTCCGAGTATAACCGCGAGGAGTTTTCGATCCTGTTGGACGGCGTACTTCAAGAAGCCAAGAACCTTGGAATAGAGACAAAGACCGAGGAAGAAATTCAATCCCTTTTAGGAGAGTTAGGATGACAAAAGAACAGGAAATTATCGGCATCATTGCAAAGGCGGCAGACTCTATCGGGGATAAGCCGATGGCGTTTGCGCTGCGGGAGCTTCAAAAAGAGTTAGACAAAATCCCAAGTTACGAACACATGAACGTGCTGCGTATGGCATGGGGAGAGGAGGAGAGCGAATGCTGAACTTTATTGCGCTGCAAGGGCGGCTGACAGCGGAGCCGGAACTGCGAACTACGCAGAACGGGACGAACGTAGTCAAATTCACGTTGGCTGTTGACAGAGATTATCAAAGCGGGGGCAGCGAGAGGCAGGCAGACTTTGTGGAGTGCGTCGCGTGGCGGCAGAATGCCGAGTTTGTTACGAAATATTTTCACAAAGGGCAGATGGCGGTCGTTACAGGGAGTCTGCAAAGCCGAAAATGGAAAGACAAACAGGGCGCTAACCGCGTGAGTTGGGAAGTCTCTGTAGACCGCGTACATTTCGGCGGCGACAAGAAACCCGAAAAAGCCGTGTCTGTAGACCCGCCGACCTTTGAGGAGCTTGACGATGACCAGGGCGAATTGCCGTTCTAACGGGTATGCCCCGTCGCTGCTTCAAGACGATTTGACGCGCTGCTTTCTTTGCGGACGAAGAGACAGAAAACTCGACAGACACGAGATATTTTATGGGTCTTATAGAGACAAGAGCAAGGCAACGGGTATGTGGGTGATGCTCTGTCACGAGGACTGTCACGAAGGATCGCACGGCGTTCACCGCGACCCGCAAAAGACGCATCAACTGAGGCAGCTTGGGCAGATAGCTTTGATGGAAAAGCTCGGATGGACTGTAGATGATGTGCGCAGGGAATTTGGGAGGAATTACATTTGAACCCGTACCTTGAAATGCTGAAAAGCGTTCAAGCGCAGCATCTTGACGCGAAAGTGGAAACGCTTGACGACTATGGGTTGGGCGGTGTGGATTGCCCCATATGCCAAAACAAGGGGTACATGGTTTACACCAAGGACGGCGTTTCCTACTCCAAAGAATGCGAGTGCATGGCAAAGCGCAGAGTTCTCAGAAGAGCCAAGAAAAGCGGCATGGACGATATGCTTTCGCGCTACACGTTCAGTAACTACGAAACGCCGGATGCATCACGGCAAGACATAAAGCAAATTGCCGAGATGTACTGCGAGGCCGATAAAGGATGGTTCTTTATCTCTGGCCGGAGCGGAAGCGGGAAGACCCATATCTGCACAGCAATGTGCAATCGGCTGATTGAGCGCGGCAACGATTTGTATTACATGGCGTGGAGAGATGACAGCCGTAAACTCAAGGCGCTTATGAACACAGAGGAGCTTGACGAGAAGCTTGACCCGCTAAAGCGGATTAAGGTGCTGTACATCGACGATTTCCTTAAGGGCGGGTGCAACGACGCGGACATACGGCTTGCATTTGAGATTATCAACGACCGATACAACGATACGCGCCTCAGAACGATTATTTCTACGGAGGCGACGCTTGATGCATTGCTCCGAATAGACGAAGCGTTAGGAAGCAGAATTATCGAAAGAAGCAGGGGCTATATATGCAGAGCGCCGAAAGAGAATTGGAGACTGAGGTGAAGCTTTATACCTCGTACTCGATGGGAAAGGACGGAGAAATGAGAGTTCTTGGCTACGCATACGGAGAGCCGTGGGCAGCACAGGCGCTTTTGATGGATGACATAAAGTTCTCTACGCCCGAAGCCGCGAAAGAATGGTGGGAAAAGAACTA